TATTGCGGGCGACTACACGACCACATTGGTGTCTCCACTCGCCACCGCTCAACGTGCAGTCGCCTTGCAAGGCATTCAGGGATTTATGGGCTTTATCGGACAGGCTGCTCAATTGGATCAGACTATCCTCGATAACATAGACCCTGATGCGGCTGCCAGAGAGTATGCTGACATCACAGGTGTTGAGATAGGGGTACTGAGACCCATAGAAGAGGTTCAGGCTCTGAGGGAGAACAGGGCCAAGCAGATGGCAGCAGAAAAGCAGAAACAGGAACAGATGGCTATGGCAGGTATGAAATCCCAAATGAACGCTGAACAGGCCACGGCTCAGAAAGCTCAGTCCGAAGCTGGATTAAATATGCTTGAGGGTCAACAGATAGCACAAGATATGGGGATGATGTAATGGCAGGTAAGACTGATGAGGAAATAGAATATGATACACTGGTCGCAAATACCCGAGAACTCCTCAAAACAAAAGCAGGAAAGGATTTCATCTGGTACATCCTATCCATCGCCAACTTATATGGAGACAACTTTACAGGGAACTCCCAGACCTTTTATCTTGAAGGAAAGAGATCGATTGGCCTGGAAGTTCTACAACTTCTGGAAGATGTGGATAAGACGGCTTATGCACGGCTACTTTTAGATAAACAGAAGATAGAGGAAGGAAAATGACAGACCCAACACCAATTGAAGGCGTTACACCCTCACCCGAGACGCCTCCAGTAGACCCAACACCTGTGGACCCGGCCCCTACACCCGTAGACCCGGTCCCACAGAGTTTAGCACCAGCAGCACCGGTACCTCCTACAGGGGTTCCACCAACACAAGCACCAACGGTGCCTCCCGTTGAGACACCCCCAGCGCAGACTCCAGCCGAGCCACCTAAACCGGTGACTGAACGAGTTGTTCCAGCTGCTGATGGTTACAAACTTCCGGATGGCGTACCGAAAGAAGTAGGCCAGTTTGCCAATAAACATGATATGACTCAGGAACAGCTTAATGCTACCCTCAAGCAGTTTGGTTCCATAGTACAGAATACTAAAAAATCTGAGATGGCGACGATGAGAGCAGCGGGCGAAGCCCATGTCAAGAATTGGGGCGATCAAGGGCAACATAACCTTACACTGGCCAAACGAGCCTTGGCTCAGAATGACCCTACAGGGGAACTGAAACAGGCTCTCGATACTTCAGGATTTGGAAATCATCCTGCAGTATTGAACTTTCTCCATAATCTTGGTAAGAGTATGCAGGAAGGAGGGTATTTAAAGAGTGCTATAAATCGACCTCCCGGCAAGAAAACCGCCGCTCAGTCGATGTATGGCGAAAACCATCCAAGCGTAGAATAGGAGAATTACCATGGTCTACGAACCTTATGCAGCGGGAGAACTTCCCAATCTAGTCAACGTGACTAAAAGGCTTGATCCGGATGGATCTATAGCTAATATCGCTGAGTTGCTTCAGCAGTTCAATCCAATCCTGGAAGATGTACCTCTGGTTGAGGGTAATCTCCCAACAGGTCATAGGACGACTGTTCGTTCGGACACCCCTGACCCAACATGGCGTAAGCTCAACTACGGTGTAAGGCCTACGAAGAGCACTACCTCTCAGGTCGATGACACCATCGGTATGCTTGAAGCATACTCTGAGGTTGATAAGGATCTGGCTATGCTGAACGGAAATTCTGCTGAGTTCCGTATGTCAGAAGATGTACCCCATCTTGAGGGTATGTCCAATGATATGGCTGAGACACTCATCTATGGCGATGCAGCAGTTAATCCCGAGCGTTTCACTGGTCTTGAACCACGCTACAACGCTCTCGATATATCAGCTACTAAGCCCGAAGCTCAGTTGAACTCCATATACCTGAACAACGTCATCAGTGCTGGTGGTGCTGTGGCAGATAAACAGGCATCTGTTTGGTACATCGTATGGGGTCAGAATACTGTTCACGGTATTTATCCCAAAGGTTCTATGGCGGGTCTTCAGTCCAGGGATCTCGGTGAGCAGACTCTGTTTGATAATGATGGTGGCCGCTTCCAGGGTTTCCGTTCTCACTATCAATGGAAGATGGGCCTTTGTGTACGTGACTGGCGTTACATTGTACGAGTATGTAATGTTGATGTCAGTACTCTGGAAGATGCCGATGATCAGAAATCCTTGCTTCATGCTATGATCAAAGCTCGGTATGCAATTCCTCAGATCAACAACTACGGGCGAGGCGTGTATTATGCTCCCGCATCCGTCCACGCTATGTTGGATATAGCAGCCGTTGAAAAAGGAAATGCAGCCCTTGGTTATCAGAATGTTTTTGGAAAAGATCTTCTGACCTTCCGTGGAACTCCAATCAAAGCTTGCTCCGCTCTCCTTGAGACCGAAGCAATCGTAACATAATAGGAGGACCGATATGTTTATTGATAATATGGCAGAACTTGCCACTACCGTAGCGTTTGATCTGGAGACTGCACGTCCCGGTCCGGGCAATCAGATCAAACTGGCAGTAATTTTGGACTCTCCAGGTGATCTTGTGATCACTGATGGAGCCACTGCAACAGCAGCCGATGCTCTTATGACTGTCAGTTGTACTGACAAGCCTACTGAGGTGCATCTCCCATCCACTACGAAGCAGTTCATTAAGGCTACGTTCGCGGGTCGAGTGTTCGTCTCCCTTTGCGGGATACAGACTAACACTTAAGTTTTAATATCTGAGAATTAACGCCCCTTTTCGGAGGGGCGTTATAGGAGAGAGTAATGATTTTTGATAAGGAACTAATGCTGGGGGACGAAACTTCGGTTCTAGTCGATGGCCCAATAGTCAACCTTGGATCTTTAGTTAATAAGGTGGAGTATCAGGGAAAAGGTCAGATCATCCCCGTGTATATGACAGGTAAAAATCTGGTAGGTACTGACCCATATAAGATAGTTATTGAGGATTCTCTCGATGGGACTACTTGGTCCAGTATCTCAACTGAGATAGGGATTGGCATACAAGGTATACTTGATGGCGGAGTGTCCTTTGGTCTCCCATCCAATATCTCTAAATACATCCGAATGTCTGTCACTGGTTTTACTGCTGGAACATTCACTGCTGGGATCGTGATGGATTCCTTAATGGGGGCTTAACATGCTGTGTGTTTGTGAAAAACGATGTCAGGCCAAACTCGATTGGGGTAAGGTCACTTTCTTTCGGAAGGGTCAAGTTCAGGAGTTTAAAAAGTGTCCTTCATACTTCCGACCCTTGGAAGGATAGGAAGCAACCCCGATCGATTTCCTGACTGCAGGGGAAGAGGAACTGCTCGAATCCGAATATGATCTCCAGGATCTCAAAGATTTTATCTTTGCGACATACGACAAGAAAGCAGGTTCGAGAGGTAAAGAGAAGACTGTCGCATATCTTATTGATTGTCGTTTTCGTGAACTTGATGAGGCACAGAAAAATGTGGGTAAGGTAGATATAAACTCGGTGATGTAAATGGCCAACTCGAAGATCAGTATATGTAATGTGGCCTTGGCGAGTCTCGGAGCGGCGCCTATACGGGACTTCTTAGAGGACAATAAGCGGGCAAGGATGTGCGATGTTTTCTTTGATACATGCCGTGATCTGCTTTTATCCAAGTTTGATTGGCCTTTTGCCCGTAGGTATAAAAAACTACAGCTTCTTGACGCTACAAACATGGTGGTACCCGAGGGCGAATACGTGTATCAGTTGCCCGAGGATTGCCGTACACCATGGGTCATACAGAAACGAGGCAACGATACGCCTTGGTGTGTAATGGGTAGTCAGTTGTATTGTAAGCTGGGGAATGACGTGTATTTATATTATACGGCGCAGGAGACCAATCCTTCCGTTTTTACAGATACTTTTGTCAATCTGTTGTCTTTACTCCTTGCTGTAAAAATGGGTCCAGCTTTAACTCAGGATAAGGATCTTATAAAACTTATCACGGGTCAGTATGGTATGGCTCAGGCAGAGTCTTGGGAATCTGATGCCAATGTTGGAGACAGTTATCGAGAGCATGATGAAGATCCTAATAATGATACTTTCGTAAATCCTCCAGGCTCTGAAAAAGATAATTCATGGTATAACAGATAATGGGAATCCATAGACTCAATCACTCCTTCACAGCGGGTGAGCTGTCCCCGTTGATGGCTGCTCGGAAGGATTTCGAACGATATAAGAATGGCTGTTCTGTATTGCGGAATATGGTGTGTCAAACGCAGGGGCCAGCCACTCGTAGACCTGGAACTCAATTTATATATGACTTCAATAGAATAGGAATTGATACCGCCAATCCTCGGGTACGTATGATACCTTTCATATTTAATGAGGTTCAGGCGTATGCTATGATTTTCTATGTTCATGAAACTCTCGGGCCTGTTGTAGTCTTCGGTACGGGGGAGGGTCTGGTTGTCGATGGCGGGGGAGACGTACTGATACTGGAGTTAGATGATGGTTGGGAGATAGGAGGTCTTGAGTGG